GGGAATAGTAGCAGCAGCTGCAACTCCATTATTAACATAGACGTTAGCAACTGCTCCTCTTCCCGTACCAGTAACTGTAACTAGATTTACACTATTAAAGGTTTTATTACCATCAAGAGGTGTATATCCAATACCAGCATTAGTAATACTCAAACCAGCAGGAGTTATAGATCCACCAGATCCAACAATATTACCCTCTGCCATCGTTCCATCTTGAATAATGGTATTGCCCATCTCATAACTATCACCAACAGTTGTTCCAAGACCAACTCTTAATTTTCTAGAACCAAGGATTAATGAATCAGGTGCTAGTGTAGGAATTTGGTTATTTCCTTTAGTTAATTCTGGATTGTAGAATTCAACCGTACCTGCTGTTTCAAATTCTGCTCTATAAAGAGTGAACTTAAGATCTTCCCATTGACTTGGTTCCCATGTAGAAGCATTTTGTGACTTAAAGAGAGAACCTAAGTATGGTTGGTTGGAAATAAATGTATCAGTTAAAAGATCAGTTTCACCAATCCTTGAAATGTAAACACTATATTTTGTTGAGTTGGATGCAAGAGCAACTGCATATTCAGTACTATCACCCTCAAGATAAACAGGTGCTTTAAATTCGACTGTGGTTGCAACAGATCCATCTGCTGAAGTATTAACTTCTGCAGGATCTAAAACTATTTCAGAGAAAGGAAGTACATGTTGTGTAGGCAATCCATTCTTCATAGATCTAATCTGGAATACCACAGGCACATCCATATCATCTTTAGTTCTAAAGAAGACATCACACTTAGTAACAAATATTCCACCAGAATCTTCAACTAAAAATGATTGTGCAAGAGGATCATACCATCCAATAATTTCTTGAGATACACTTTCACTAACCACATCACTTCCAACAACTTCGGTTCCAAGACTTCTATTAACATTTCTATCTTGGAATTGTTGTCTATTTTCAAGTCTTGCATTTCTTACAGAAACAATATTTTCTTGAACAGTCTCTAATGTTCCAGAAGAAGTAAATGCTTCATCAGCCAAAGTAGTAGCATTATCTGGATTATTATCTGGATCATTACTTAAGGTAAGAGTTTTGACTCCTGTCTCAAATCGTGGGAAACTAATATTGTTTGGATTAGGAATATAAAAAGATCCAGCACAGAATGCACCAATATCAGAAATAAGATCAATACTTTCAATTTCTGCTATTGCTCCACTATTTTGACCTCTAAAAACCATTCCCATGTCAACCCATCCAAAGTATTCACCCTGTGGTTCATTAGATATTGAGAAGGTATCTACATTCAATACCGTTGAAGTAGATGAATAAGATGATGGTAAAGATTGATTATCATAAGGACTTTCCGAGAAAACTTTTGTAGGAATATTATATGGTCCTTCTTTATGATTGGATTGAGCCACCCTAAAATTAATCTCCGCTATACTATCTGAAGTTATTTGGCTGAGACCAGTTGGATTAACAATTCCAACAACTTTCTCACCAACTTCAAAAGTTCCAGAAATCATACTAATATGAAGGAGTTTTGGAACACAATACTTAGTAACATCCTGACCATCAAAGAAAGCATATAGTTTTGTTAAAGGTTTAACTCTCTTAGCAACAAATTCAATATTTCTAGATCTCATAAATGGAACAAGATCTCTACTTACAATCCTATCACCAATAGAAGTTCTATCAAATGATTCAGTAATTAATGTCTGATTACCTGTTCTATTTTCAATACCTTGTTGAGTTGTTGTTCTTACAGTATCTCTACTAACTCGACTAAATGTTTCTCTAATTCTTCTAGCAGGGTTTCCAAATCCTCCACTAAAGTTATTAATCCAACCACCCATTCCAAAGACACGAGTTCCATTATTAATAACAGTATCTCTAGTCTGATCACTAGTGGTTGTTCCTGTCCATGTAGTCTGCCATGAATTCCATAAAACAGGACCAAATCCTGTCTGTTCATCTATTTCACCATTATCAACCATCCTATTAAAGACAGAAGTATAATCACCTTCAACATCAATAGTTCTAGCTTCTAATCTAGCAGTATCTACCCAAGTATCGGAAGATGGAGTAATCTCCATAGTTCCTTGCCAGAAACTAATTAAGAAAGGAGTAACACTTTCAGATCTTGTAGCAAAACTTTGCTTTAACCATTCAACTTCAGAATAATCCAAAGTTATAACATCATTGTTCTTTCTTACATTTATACCTTCAATTGTTGCAAAATTAAGATCATCATTGGGATCATTACCTACAACTGGACCAAATACTAAATCCACAGAGTTTGTATAATGTCTTGGTCTTAATTCTTTATTTTTTATATCAATACTATTATTAATAGGAGTTGCTTGCTCCTGAGTTTTAAATCCTATAAAGTTGTCAACAAAGAAACCAGATTTGAACCTATTCAAACCATCTGCATCAGAAACAAACATATTTGCAGTATTGGTTTCTAATAAGGAAAGAGTTGTATAGTACTCAAGATTTTTAATTCTATTTTCAAGATTTTTTATGTCTGCCATCGTAAATCTCTTACGATTTAAGAAATCAATTTGTGCTCCAGCAACATTGTAAAGATAAGGTGGAAGCCTAATAGTAGCTATTTCTATAGCACCATCAACAGGAACAGGTTTTTGTGGATCTTCTGCAGGATCCCCATACTTAATTTGGAATTGCCCATCCTTACTTAAGAATATTCTATCAATTCTTCCAAGAAAGAATGAAAAATCTACCAATAAAGATTCATCAGATGCTAAAATATTAGGAGCAGAATTTCCAGATGTGTTAAAGTTTCTTCCTTTAAATTCAAGAGGAGATCTAGCACCTTCAGAAACAGAAGATACTTGACTTGCTCTTGGTCTAATATCAATTATATCTGAGTTGGAAATATCATCAATTTTAGGAATATCTATTCCATAATCATACTGATCATAAGAATTAATAGTTATAAAATCACCATTATCCCCAGAATCAAAAGATCCATTAGAATAGTATATTTTTATTTTTTTAGAAGGAGCATCTGAATCAGATTTCCTTCTAATTTTACCTATATTATAGATTGTAGATTGTTGACCATCTACAAAAGTGAAATTTGGAGATATATTAAAACTTGGAGAATTTAATGTTGAAACTATGGCACTAGAACCAGATTCTTGGAATTGTACAACTTCTCCTTCTTTAAATAGATGCTCATTTTGATAAATGACACTAATTTCACTATCACTTGGTTTTTCTGCAACTATAGCAACAGCATCACTATTTTGCCCAATTAATTGCTCACCAATGATTAGTTCATTAGTAGTAGTAGATTGTGTAACAATACTTGTTAAATTAATTTTCGGTGAAGAAGGATCACTAGTATCAGCTGATTCATATATCGATAATACTTCTATAATATCAGAATCATTTATAGATATATTTTTATCCTGAACTCTTGTTCCATATGGATAACTTCCATAAGTTAATCCATCATTCAATGTAGTAGTTCCAATTCCAGAAGCAGCATCTTTAGAATAATTTACAACTAAAGACTTAACAGAATTTCTTATTTTCTGTTTTGCTTTTGGTTTTTGCTTCTTAATGGTAGCAATTAAAGTTGCACCTTTATTAGCAGCAGGGGGATCTACTAAACCACGAATCTGACAAGTATTTCCAGATCCAAAATCAAATTGATCAGATGTTAATTCATGAGTCTTACCATCTGCACCAATCAAAGAATATCTTTTTGCGGTAAATGGTTGGAAAGATTCACTAGTATCTATTGTAGGAAGAGGAGTTTCTAATTTACCACTACTAATATTAACAGCAAAAGTTTTTCTTACAACAACTGAAGCACCTGTTAAATCAACATTAGATACATTTCTCTTAGAAAGTCGAGTATATAATGTATTATCACTAGAACTATCTAATTGAGTTGCTAAAACTTTTAAATCACTTACTTCTTTAAACTGATTTACAGTAGAAACACCAGAGGCGGTTGTAGGCAATCCTCCATTAAATACTCCAGATACTGTAGTAACACCAACAACTGAGGCAGAAGTTGCATCTACACTAATTACTCTTGCTAAAATAGGATCTTCTGATATTGCAAGATCACTATATGAAATAAGATTACCAATAGTAGTAATTCCTGGAAAATTGGGATTAGTGCTTTGTATTTTTGTTCCTGCAGCTCCTTTATCTACACCGACTGTAGCAACACCTACACTGAGTAAGGTAGATGGAATAACATTCGCACTGAATGTATTAAGACCAACATTATTATCATCAGTTCCATAAACAGATTGAACATCAGAAATAGTATAATCAGTAATACCTATTGCAGTTCTTCCATTATCAATACCATTAATTATTAGTTGTTCATTGGTAATAAAATCTCCATTTTTTTCATAAACAGTTAAAGCTACTCCAGCACTAACAGAATTTACCAGAAAAGCAGTAGCACCACTATCCTTTCCTTCAACAAAAGCAGGAACAGATTGTGTAATAGATTGATTTAATTCTATTTCACTAAAAGTCTGTACATCATATAATGCAAGATCCCACTGATTTTTTTGTTTATCAGAATCTGAAACTTCATAAGTACCTGATTCAAGTCTAAAATCATATACCCTAGCAAGACCAACTTCTTTACCTGAAACTGTTTCAGAATTGACACCAACTCTTTGATCTCTTAAACTTAGAACATATGTACTACCAATACCTACTGTCGGAGTTCTAAAAACACTGTTTATCTTAAGTGTTGGTCCAGTATTGTAAATTATATTTTGATTTGTTAAAGTTTTAGTTTCTCTTGGTTTTGGTACGTCCAAATATGTTGGTCCTACTGTCTCCAACTCATATCCTTTAACATAAGCTTTACCTGGAGAAAGTTTATATAATGCTAAATCATCACTAGGAGTTTCCCCACCAGATGTAAATTGTCCTGCTTTATATACCCCTCTATTTCCAATATTATCATTTAAAGATTCTAATAAAGTAACCTCAAAAGGTTTTACATCATAATTTCCACTCTCATCATATGTTCTTCTTGCAAGAGTATCTGTTATATCAAAATTAGATGAATATGGTGAACCTCCTCCACCACCACCCATTGATGCAGCACCACCAGAACCAGATTTTTTAGATCTTAAAACTCCTGGTTCATTATTGCCCCCAATAGTAGCTAATTCAACAAATTGGTTATCATCAAAATCATCTAAAGGTTTTTGATACAAACTGAGAGTAATTTTTAATCTATCAGCACCTGGAGCAGCATAATTGTTAAATCCTTGAGAATTGTCATTTAAACTTTCATCTATATCTGCATTTATTATTTCCTCATTTACATATAAACCTACCCTTGCTTCAGGAGTAGTAGTATATTGACTAATTATTAGAGTTTCTGTATTTACCCTACAAAACTGACCTCTGACAAAATATACTCCTTCTTGAACTTGAAAAGAGGATCCTGTTACAGCAGCATTACTAGATACTGTTTGAGCAAATGGAGCTCCAGAAGCAATAGCAGTATTCCCCAATAACCCAGAAGTGATAATCTCATTACATGTTAAGTTTTCCGAATCAGAAAATACTTGAGTAGAATTATCACCAATATTTGAAGTTAAATAATTTATATAAAGTGTAAGTTGATTTCTTTCAGAATCTTCAGGAAGTAAAACTTTATCAACAACAGCAGTTACTCCAGATCTTTCACCAGTAATTTTTGTGCCAACTAATTGATCAGCATATGCAGTTACAGGAATGCCTTGATAATTATTATTAATTTGAATACCATAATAAATTCTATTATATCCAATATTACCAGGTATTACTTTTGCACCTTCTTTAAAAAAATGTTGACCAAATTTTTCAATTTGGTTTTGCAATATAGATTGTAAAGCTGTTAATTCTCTAGCTTGAACAGGATATCCTGGCTTAAATAAAACCCGATAATAATCATCTGATGGATTATAATCATCAAAATATGGAGCTACATTTAAGTTGGTTTGCTGTGGCATGATTTTTTAGAACTGCAATACTATTTTAATATCTTCTTTTTGGTTTGTGGACCGAGTAATGGCTGGTCTATTATCAACATAGATAATATTTCCTGAGTATTTTTTAACTTCGGGATTTGCAATTCCTTCAGTAAAACTCTGTCCAAGATAATATGTTCTATTATTTATTACGGTAGATAGACCCGTAAACCCATCATCAATCTCCAAAGTAGATCCAGATGATGGAGCAATTTCTTTACTTCCTCCAGTATCAGGAGAAGCAGTAAATGCATTTAAGTTAAATCCATATTGGGGAGATGTATTAGAGGTTCCAACTGTATTAAATCCTGCAAGAGTTCTATCTTGCCAATATTTTAATACCCCAGTAGTTTGATCATAATTAACAACTCTTCCAACTGCGGTTGATCCAGTGGCAATAGTTTGTGTAACATAAGAATCTGCAGTAAATGTAGCAGAACTATAACCAGTTCCAGTTAATCTGAGTGCGCCAAGAGAACTTGCTTTATCAGCACTTAAAAGTGATGTAGAATCAAATTGTTGAGGATTGCATACCACACCAATTCTTGCAATATCATTTCCTGTTATAAAATCAGGATTCTCATTATCATTTTCAATTCTAGAATATAATAAAACATTATAAGCACCAAGTTCTCTGTATATGTTAGATCCATGCCCACCTTGAGGGGGTATAATAACATCAAACAAAGGTCTAGTGCTTCCTGTAGGAACAGAACCTGCTTCTAGATCAACACTTCCATAACTATATCCAGATCCTTGCTTAGAAATTACTATGGTATCAACTTGTTGATCATTAGTAGTTGTAATGGTACACTCTGCACCAGATCCATCTCCTTTAATAGGAACATTACGATATTCAGTACCACCTACAGGTCCAATACTTATTCCTCTATTTGTAACAGTTACAATCTTAATAGATCCATCTACTGAATTATCTCTAACTGCTGCATTATCATTACTTGTTGTCCAATCAGTAGGAACAGGCATATAGTCTGTAGAATCAAACTTTACAATATCAGATGGTTTAATTGTATAAAGATATTTCCAAATATAATTATCACCACTACTTCCTGCAGACCTTGGTTCTAAATCAGTAAAAGTTGGTTCATCTAATGATGGTCTTCCATTAGGATTATCAGGATCAGTTCCATTTTGAAGACACTCATAAACCCTATAATCACTGTTTATAATATAATAAGTTGCTGTATATAAATTAGTTGCACCTGAAACTGGAGCAGTATTTGTTCTACTATAGTCTCCTCTATACATGTCATAGGTAGTACCTGATGACCAGTTTCTTTTTGTAACCACTTGTTTGCAATCAGAAGATTCAATCTTCTTTAATGCAATCATATTATCCCAATAATCATTTTCTTCTGAAAAACTATCTTTGGGTGAAGGAGGAGTTGTATTCCAATCAGTTGCAATATCAGTGGGGTTTGTTAACCCAACAAAAGAATAGTATGCATTCGTACTAGAAGTTACTCCAGCGACAAAATTCTTCGCATTCAATATTCTAATCTGATCAGTTATTATAGCAGCCATTTGGACAGAGATTTTTCTTTATTTATTAATGATTTGATCAAGGAGTTTTATATTGCTTATATTTAAGAGAAGCAGATTCCTCTTCTTACT